GCGTTGTTTATCCAAGTATTTTTAAGGCCTGTCCCGGCATCACTCCCCTTAATTCCGGCATCCGCAAGGACTCCTATTTGTGCGGATAAATATTCGATATCAAAACCATAAGCCTTGGCATATGGGGCAGCCTCTTTCATAGCTTCGCCCATCTGGAGAAAATCTGTGTTGGCTCTGGTAGTGGTGCCTATCATTACATCGGTTAACCTGCCCACTTCTTCAACACTCATACCCATGGCTGTCAACGAGTCTGTAATGACATCAGAAACCAACCCCAAATCTTTTCCAGTGGCAGTGGCAGCCCTGAGCATTCCCGGCAATCCTTTTATCGATTTCTGAACACCCCAACCGGCCAGGGCCATATATTCAAGAGCTTTGGCAGAGCTTGTGGCGGTATGATCCGTCATTCTGCCCATGTCCCTGGCTGCTTTCTCCAGGGCTTTATATTCCTTTTCAGTTTTAGCTCTGGCAACAGCAGCAGTTGCGGCCATCTGGCTTTCAAATTTTGCACCAGTAGCGACCATGTAGGCCCCGGCCCCGGCTGCTGCTGTTGCGGCTTTCTGGGCGAATGAGGATATGTTAGCGGTTGCAGCTTTTATATGTTTCTGGGAATTTAACGCAAAACGGCCAACAGCTTTTTCACTGTCAGCCAATCCTTTTTTTAATTGGGAATCGTCGGTTGTAATTTTTACGGCACCTGATCCCACTATGTAATCACCGGCCATTTTTCCCCTCTATTTTATTGTCATTAATCCGTTTCTCCGCTTGCGCCTGGATTATAGTCGAGGCAATAAGTAAAACTCTCCTCTGGATATTCAGCCTTTTTTTAATAGGAGTTTCAAGCATATCAAAAATTATTTTAAGTGACTCTATAGAAACAGATTTTACACCGCCTGGACCGCTTGAGACTTCCCTGAATATATCTAACGACTCATAATTCCCTGTCATGATATCAGGTTTACACCCTGCACATGGGGGTTGTGTCCCAAAATCATCATATGTTTTTCGGCATTCTCCGCAGGATGGCCGGTCCACTTGTGCAAGCCATCCCGCGAAGAGTATTAGTTTTTTCGTTCGGAACTTTCAGCCTTGGCCTTTTCTTCGTCAAGAGCATTCCGTGATTTAAGGATAAACTCCTCAAATTTAACAAAGTCTGCGGCAAGGAGATCAGAAAAAAATCTTATTTTTTCGTCCATGGTGCATGGTATATCTACGATGGAAGTTTTTTTTGTTTCATTATCTGTAACAGATTCTTTGATACCCTGCCACTCTGTAACAGCGGATGCCAGCCGGAAAATTCTAAGCTGCTGCTCACCATCTTTTTTTAAGAACTCTACAGCCTTGCCCTCTTCAACTTTAATGGCTACGGAGTGACAGTCATCCATTACCTTAAACATCTCACCAACAGAACCGGCTGATATAAGCATTTTTACGCCAGGGAAATCTGTCATTTCTGCCCATGATTTTTCTATTCGGGTCAAGATAAATCCTTTTCCACTCATGTCTCTATTTCTCCTTTTAAAGATTTAGCCGGGTCAAGAATATTTTGGGATTTATCTTGACCCGGCGTTTTTGCTTTTTCTTTTGTTTTTTTTAACCGGTGTATCCGCCATGAACCTGGACCGTAGACCCAGCAGTTATTGCGGTAAGCACGTCTTTTGTTTCCATGGTAAGTGTCCCGGCCTCAACAGTTTTAATAATGGCACCCTCCCGGTCACTACCATTCACGATAAACACGGACATTCCGACCTCAAAACCAGCATCGACAAAACCTAATCCAGAGTCCGTGATAGTATCTCCGCCAGCATCCGGTACAACCGCAATGGTGTCCGCAGTCAGATGCGACATATAGTGAGCTTGCATTCCCTGGAGCAGAACAGTTGCGGAAAATTTAGCAAGCCCAGCTTTGTCATAGTTTCCAGGGTCATACCCCATAATGGAATAAACCGATTCAGGGTCTTTCGCAAGATCCACGGTCCTGAAGTCGTTAGCGTCATCGTACATTCTAAATGATGTAAGAGCAGTGTTTGCCACCAAGGCCGCAATGACAGCATTTTGGCCTGTAGTGTCGGTTTTAACTCTGTTTCCAGATACTGACCCCTGATCCCATTTAGCACTGGTTGGAGCCTCTGAGTCAACCTCCATACCGTACTCAACTATTTCAATCGAGTTCCTTGTGATTTTTGGTGGGGTGTGATCATTCATTCCCTTCAGTTTTGTGGCTCCATCATCAATAGAGATCCACGCCTTGTCATTAGTTTGATAACTTGGCATAAGTTATGCTTCCTTTTCTATTATGGTTTCAAAATCAATAGCCACCTGCCAAAATACTGATTTTCTGCCCTGCGGCTCATCATCTCTAAACGGAGTACCCTGCACGAATCCCCTGGGAATATATACGGATAAAATATTTTCAGGAAATATCGTTTCCCCAGACAGCCAATCTCTAATAGCTTCTGCATAAACAATAGAACTGGCCCTGTTCTTACTAAAAACATTGAACCTTATGGTTGTCAAGTCTGCGTCTTCGGTGTACGTTGACACATCGGACATAGGTATTATGCTCAGGACAACATACGGTACATTTATGCTAACCGGGCCAGCGTCCATAAAGTAAAAATGTTTATCAAAAATTTCATAAACATCACTCCCGGTATTTGATAAATAAAAATCTTTTAGGGCATTAGCTGTTTCGTGTATCATTTTTTTAGTTTCCCTTTCAATGACATTGCGAAACCTCTTCGATTTCTCAAATAAGCGCGTTTTAAAAAAGGATCTGCCATCACAGCAACCCTAACCATCGCAGATGATTTTTTGCCAAAGTAACCGGTTTTTGCTTTGAATCTGGTTCCTGGGGTGCCAAGCATTACGAATCTGCCATAATAGACATCAACACCTTTTGATTTGTAACCCTGACCGCCGAACTTAACGTAAACCCCAGAAACCCTGCCCTTGCCGGTCATTTTCGTAAATTTAACAATCCTGCCAGAATCTCTAAGGGCACCCTGAGCAGATCCGTATTTTTGAGCTTTTCCGCTTCGTTCTTTAGCATTTATACTACTCAATGACTCTACGGGGCAACTGTTTTTAGCATCGTTTAAAATTTTGTTCCCATATTTTTCTGTTTCATCATCTGCAATATCTCTAACTCTTTTCAGTAATAAATCTCCGAACCATTGAGTTTCAACAGATGTTTTTATCAAAATTTCTCCTCTGCTTTCAACACATAGAGCCTATCATCTTCATTGTGGTTGAAAACATAAATGATATGAAATGTTCTATCTCCATATGTCACAATGTCCTTTTGATCAATTTTCCTACCCCCATGAAATTCAATTAATATTTCATGGGTGATATTTACATTGTCCCTGTCTGAATCCTGGGTTTTTTTTCCTGTTTTTGGGGTTATCGATGCCCAAGTTTTAAATTTTAAATCTCCTGGAATGTTATCAGGGCTAAACCCATCATTAAATCCAGGAGAAAGAATTGACACAAATTTATTAAGGATAGATGATAGCCTTCTGTCCTTTTTTTTTCTGCGCCTATGCATCAGGTCCACCATGATAAGCAAGCTGGTTTATATGGGCATTTAATGCGCTCTCAACGTCATCATCATTGCGTATTCCCTGGACATAAAGAGATATCGCGACATGGGCAACGTTTGGTACTTTTGATTCGTCATCTCCGTAACCACAAGTAAAATAAACTGTTATTGATTCTGGAGTATAATTTATTTCTGGGTAATTGAAATCGCAAGTAAACCAGATTTTAGCATAATCATTACCGGACCCTGCTAACCCATAAAAAGATTCATCTAAAATAATGGTTTGATTGTCTGTGTCTACATATTCTATCTTTTCAATAGATTGACATACCCCATAGGGCATTACTCCAATTATTTCGCCCCATTCATCAGCATACATTTTCCACTTTTGGGTTATAAGTTTTCGATTTGACATCTCCTCAACAACACTAACGCCCGAATCCAACCACATGGACAAAACGTCGTCCTCTTCTGTTTCGGCTGGGTCCAGGCGCATGGTTTTTTTGAGCAGATCCATTGACATGGGTTTGTTTGCTGGTGGGGTTTCGAGGCTTAATCTAATCATATTAAACGCTCATGAGAACGACTGATACGTTGGTGGTCCCGGTCGCTCCTGTAATGCCAATTTCCAAAACTGTTCCGGCCTGTACCCTCGAATCAAGATTGTGAAGACCTGTTTCCGCCATTGCATCACCTATGCCCTCAGTCTCTCCCTCTATAGTAGCTGTCATCTGAAGAGTTGCCCCGCCAGGATCGCCAGAAACAAAAATAGAGGGGATACCACCAGCCCATTCTATTGGCTCACTGGTGGTATCTAAGGTTTGGTTTTCAAAAAGTTTAACTTTTGTTATCATACCTAACCTGTCCCTTTTTTTAAAAAAATTACCGTTGAAAAACTGGCTTAATCAATTGCGGTCATGCCAGGGTTGCGAGGCTGAGTGATGTAATCTGAGGAAACCATATTTGTGGCCTCACCGGATGCAGCAACGACAACCGTGATGTGCGTAAAATCGTTGTTTACATCCAGGTCTTCGCCGTCGATCTTGAAACTAATATTTTTCGATTTTGCATCGTCTAATACAGTGTATTCAAAAGCATCAGGCTTTCTAACCAGGACATCACCATCAACTGAATCGGTGTCTTCGGATGCGTGAATAATCAGAGTTTTTATATCTTTGGCATCGGTTCCGGCATTGTCCTTGGCTTGTTGAATTTTGATATTTGTGGCATGTCCAACCTGCTGGTCAAGAGTCACGGAGGCAATGGCCCTTAGTGCATTGCCCATGTTGAGATATATACCGGTTGTTTCGGTGTTTGTGGACCCAGGTTTGATTGCCACGATCCTGTTTTGCCTGTAAGGTATATCTAATTTCATGTTTTCTCTTTCTCAGGGGATATGGCCCCCCTGATAGCCGTGTCAAGAATGATTGAAAGATTTAATCTGGCTGGCGGTTATTATGCCCTGGTAGCGAGGCAGACGAATGGAGATATTTTATTTCCACCCTTGAATGGTGTCAGCGGAGATTTCCACCTGGACTTTCCATCCATTCGAATATCCCACCGGATGGCTTTAATTCCCTGGTCAAAATAAAGATGCATGGACTCAGCTTTATTCAGGCCGCCTTTTCTTAGCAGGAGGTATTCTCCGAAATCGGCAAGAACGAGATCACCTTTTGTTCCCAGGGTTTCGCACTGTTCAACGAATGTAATTGGGATACCATCAAGGGTTCCGGTGTTCATGCCAGTCTGTTTGAAAAGTGGGGTAATGTTAACCACGCCTGATCCAGCATCGAAGCTTCTGTAAAGTTTTTCAAGAGCAGGAATGATATCCCGGTTGCCGTACCATTCAGCGTTTCCAGAAGCTGCAACTTTCATGGCAGAAATATTTTCAACCGTGATGGTCCCTGCGGCTTGACCGGATGTTTTTGGGACAGTAATCATAGCCTTGGAATTCATGATGCTTTCGGGTTCACCATCCCCGCGCCCAGAAGACAGGATAAGATTCTGAAGCTTGAAATCAAATGCTTTTGGGAAAAGACCGGATATTTCAGTTTCGAGGAAACCTGCATCCTGAATGATTTCGTCGGAAAGCTTTAGCAAACCAGTAATTTTGTCAACTTTCATGCTGACCATGGCGAATTTGGACTTGCTGGCCTCATATTGATCCATCTCGCGTTTGGAAAAAACCTGTATTCCGCCAAACCTTGCGCCATCTTTACGGGAATTTTCGTCTATCCCATGGACTTCTAAAGAGTTCGCCCCGCTGGTAAGTGTTCTGGATGCACACTTGTTGATGATCACGCCGTTATTAAATCCCTTATCAACAAGTTCCATGGCAAAATCGGTTTGCACCAGCCCACCACCAGAAGCTGAATCTGTAACAGATACAGTGTCCGAAGACCTGAACTCAGGCTCATAACCTTTTTCGATAATGCTGCGGGTCCGTTTTTCGTTTTCCATGTTGCGCTTACGGGCCTCTGTAATGCTGATACCGGTAATGTTTTCGCCGCCGATAACCACAATATCCTGAAGCTGCTGACCCAGACTACGATAAACAACTTTATCTTCAACAACAACGCGGCCCCGGTGCTCAGGATCTCCACCTTCAGGAGGATCAATCAAGGAATCATCCATACCGGCCTCAAACTCTTCAGCGGCAACTTCATTTTCGTAATCAAGTTTCCGTTCTTCGATAATATCCGGTAATCCCTGGAGTTCGGTTTTTTCCTCTGCTGTTAAATTCTCTTTGGAGCGTAGTTCTTTAAATCTTGTAAATTTCGCCCTGATTTCCTTCTTAATGGTCAAAGATTTTTTCATTCTTGTTTCGTCCCTTTTTTATTTAGATTAACTCCAACTCAAGCTGTAATATTTTTTCATCTAACTCTTTAAATTCATCTTTTTCTGGTTTGTCTCGGCTTTTCCTGAACTCTTCCAGGCTCCGCTTCGCTATGTCGGTGTCAGTATATGCGGGAAATGTTACCGGGCCAAGATCTAATATCTCCTCAAATTCAAGAATAGTTCTTGTTGTGACCCTTTTTTCTTCGTCTTCTTCCCACCTTTGCTTGCCAACTATGAAAGAAAATGATTGTTCCCTAATATCTCCTCTTTGCATAGAAATGTCAAGATCTCTACCAGCAGTGGTGTTAGGTAGAATAATGTCAGAATCAAGCCCAATATCATCAACCTTTACAATTAATGTTCCCGCGCTCTCTCTTCCTAAGATAAAATTAGGATCATGATTAAACAATGCCCTTATATCTGAGTTTTTAAGAGCTTTAGTAAATGCACCAGAGTCTATTTTCTCAAAAAAACTCCAATCGCTCCAGCCCATATCAACAGAAAGAGACTCAAATACAGCAGAATACCTGCCTATAACCGTGTCTCCATCATCATTTTTAGAAGACCGAAGCTCTTTGATTTTAAAAAATCTGGTTTCTTTTTTACCGGTAAGATCTTTTTTAAAACTCAATCTCAAACCCCCTTTATCCTGCTGCAACTATACAATCACAGCCTTTGTGTATTGGTGGATATTTAGTCTGTCTGAAAACCGCAACACTTCCTGCGGTATCCTTAAACTCTTCGCCAGCCTTGTTAAAAAAGCTTGTTTTCTTTAACACTGTTCGACCATTTAATTTTTTACATATGGGGCACGATTTACCAACTGCGTACCATTTTAACCGGTATCCCGTCATTAATACCACAGAAAATGCAGTTAATGATTCTATCCCGGTCATATGCTCGTCTTTTGCCATCTCAGGTCTGTTTTCTCGCCAGGATTCTACTCTCTCAACTACTGATTCAACGCTTTTTTCAAGTGCTGAAAGCAGGAATTTTTTTGAATATCCGACATATTGAGATGCTGCCCCGTCAAGATAATACTGGATTTCCTCTATGAGTTCGGCCAGTTCGTCTGCTGTTAATTCCTGATCAACTTCTTTTTCGACGATAAATCTCATGGCTTCAGCATATTTTAGGCCAACTGGTGCGAATAATTCAGATATAACAGGTTCGAAGTCATTATAAAACTCATTTATAAAAGATTCCAGCTTTTTATCTGATCTTTCGGAAAGAATTTTATTTGCCTCTTTGGAAATCGCGTCTGCTTCTTTGTCTGCAATTTCCTGGAAAGCGGAAAGCATTTTTGATTTATATTTTTTTCTGACTTTCTCCCGGCCATTGCGAATATTTATAACAACGCTTCGCCTCTGTACATGTGGCCCGACTTTACGTTTCGTCATCTGTTACCACCCTACCGACCTCTTCAATATTGGCCTGATTGAGTTGCACTATCCCAACATTGCCACCATCAACCGGCCTCCGGTCCTGTTTTGCCAATATCCTATTTAATGGTAGACCCATCCTATTATATATTTCGTCAATTTCAGCCTGGGTCTTGCTGTCAGCCCTGAGAAAAGAAGCAAAATTATATTTTATCGTGTACCCCTTGGCTCTTTCTTCCTGGGACAGGAGTTTTAAGGAAAATTCCTGTTCATCCCCAATAGCTATGGGCAACAATGCCGACTGAAAATATCTGGTTTGTTCCTGCTCCGAATTTTTATAGTTAGTGTTTGAATCGGATACGGATATTCTTGACAAGGGCACCCCAAGAAGTCCGCAGATATCGGTTTTATTTTCCTTTCTGAGTTCGTTGTATTGGGAGTCAATGAGTTTAATTTCATTTTTAATAAAATCCATACCATCCTCAAGGGTCATAGGGGTGTTTGTTCCTCTACTCCCTGAAAATTTCTCCTTAACGTTATCCATCCATTTCTTAGAATTCTTCAAGGCCTTTGGATGCTTAAAAAATCCACTGGGAAAAAAACCCTCCTGAAAAAACTTTTTTCCAAACTCGGAAAGTTCCAAACCCATGGCAACCATGTCCTTACCTGATGTAAGCAATTCAGAAATACCGGTTATCCCGTTCTCACTCTGGTTTTTAACATGCAGGATATCAGATGGCTTATATAATTTTTGTTTCGATATCCCATCACTGTTGACACGATATCTAATCACTCCCCTGGACCCTGGCTTTTTTTTGAGCCTAACGATATCCACAAGCCTGGGTTCAATAGGCCAAATATTTTTAACCGGATTGGCAATGGATCTCTCTATAAATGCATAGGAGTTTCCATCCAGGATGTTTTGAGGTTGGCGCATCTTTTGCCAATCATAAAATTTCATTTCTGGGTTTGGCCTAAGTTTTAGCAACTGATAAAGTGGGTGATCTGTTGCCGGAACAGAATAATAATGACCGTCTGTCCCCTCACGCTTGTAAACTTTTAAAGGTATCCCTGACATGTCGTCACGAATTGCCTTGATACAGCTTGATACAGCCGGAACAGTTTGAGCCGTGTTTCGGTTAACGGCCTGAGCTCCTCCGCTTCTGGATTTTATCTCCTCAAGAAAACCCCTGAAATCCGAAATTTTTTGAATTGCACTCCTCATCTCAACTAATGCCGGATCAGGCCCCCTGCTAAAAATTCCCATATTATAATAAACTCCCATCGTTTCCTAAACATCGGTTATCATCGCCTGATAGCAATCTGTTTAATGCTATAAGTACCGCTATCAATCCGTCTATTTTTTCAGCAGACTTTATCTTATCTGGCTTGTAATTCCCAGATGGTCCTATATGTACTACAGCATTTATTACATTCCAGGCTAAAACAGGATTGTTATTACTCGCAAATAAGCCCATTTTAGCTAATATTTCAAACTCTTTTGATACCCACGACATATTGCCCCAATTTTGCACAACCTCCACGCATTCAACGCCTATATCGGATATATTAGTTATTAACGCATGGGCATTGTGTGGGTCATATCCAAGTTCTATGATATCAAACTTAGCCCTGTCCTTTTCAACCTGATACTCAACAAAATCATAATCAACCATTCTGCCTGGAGTAGCAAAAAAATTGAAATCAGGATTTCTTGACCATAAGTCATATCTGACACCCTGTTTTTTTGATCTAACCTCTATATTTTCCTCTGGTACAAAAAAATAGGGAATAATTTTATACGGCTCAGGGTCGATGTAATCCTTTTTTCTCAGATCAGCTTCAATGATAGTTTCAAAATCATCAACAAGCAATGGTAATTTTTCATGGGATATATCCGCATGGGCCATTTGTATGTCTTCAATTATCTCTTTTCTGTATTTTTTTCGCTGAGAAGAGATCGATTCGCCTTCAGGTGGGAAAATATGCACCAAACTCGTTAAATCATCTACGGATGCCAAGTCAAGACCGGAATAGCAGCTTTTGCCCCATAAATCTCTAATGCCGAAAGTTCCGCCGCAGGTATTCCAATCTTCCGGCTTTATCCACTGAGATTTAGACGAAAGCCAGATATTTAAGTGTTTGGTCATAAAGTTGGCTTTGGTTGTCTCACTTTCCCTGGCTTTTAGGGCCATAGACTGCAATTTTGGCAGAATAGTGGGGATATACGGCATATTTGGATTGGCTTTTATCCAATTTTTTTCATCGAAAATGTCGTCGTCTTCATCGCAGCCGTCCGATTTTCTGTCCAGGGTGTAAATCATACCGAAAAAAGAGTCATTATGAATGTCGATTTCTGGATTGAGAATTTTTGCCAAATATTGTCTTTTTTCAAATCCTGGCCCCGTCAAGATAAATCCTGCGGTTGTGATCATGTAGAGCAGTGGTTGTTCTCGTCCACCAAACGCAGAATCGATAACATCATACATCCCGGAATCTATCATTGCGTGGACTTCATCCAATAACGCAAAATGAGGGTTTAGTCCGTCTTCAGACTTAGAATCTCGTCCCAATGGCTTCCACGTCGAGTAAGTACTGCGGTTGGATATAACATCCCTTAAGATAGTGATTCCTAAATCATCGCCATCTTTCTGGGCTTCCGTTATTATTGCTTTTGCGTTTTCATGGGCAAGCTTGGCCTGTTCTCTTTTTGTCGCTACGGTAAAACATTGCGCTCCTGCCTCATCATCATCAGTGAGCATGTATTTACCGGTCATCGCACCTTCAAACGTTTTTCCGTTTTTCCTGGCGATCTCCTTATAGACCTCCGTAAACCTCCTGGTCCCGGTATCGATCCGCAGCCAACCAAACAGGCACCAGTTGAAAAAGACCTGCGGCGGGGTTGGTTCGAAATATTCCCCTGCGAACTTCCCCTCATAATGCTTATAGGATCGGACGATATCTAAAAAACAATCCGCCGAATCCGTGTCAAAATATAACCCGCGTTCGAATCCGTGTTTGAGATCGTTAAGTTGTCTCTGACATCCCCATATAACTAATCTACATGCTGTTATCCTGCCCTCAATCACGTCCATCATGTATTTATAGCCATCGTGATTGTAAACCTCGGGTAAGGTTGTAAAATCAGTCATTGGATGCAACCTTTATGTGGTCCCCGGCTTCGGCTTTCTTTTTCAATTCCTGCATCTTGGCAAGTCGATTTTTTCGGGCCTCTTTGATCTCATCTTTTTTAGACACTGGCTTTGATTCAGGAGCAGACACGACATTTTTTCTGTCATACGGGGTCATTCCGAATTTTGACAGGCCGGACATTACCCTTGACCATGCATTTTGCATATCACCTACTGCGGGGTGTCGTTTAATCGTTTTGCTACTGGTTATTTTCTCGGCACCGGTTTTTTTATCAAACGTGACTTTGATTTCTTCTTTTGACGTATAATATCTGATATCAAGTTCGTTAACCACATCCCTTGCCAATCTATATTCTGCGTAGGCATCGGCAACAAGAGCCAGGGCTGATGCATCGGAAGATGATAAAACCCGCATATTTTCGGGGCCACACACTCTGCATAGATCATTATAAAACCGAGCACCCACTTTGCTGAGATATTTTGGTGGACCCTGAATCTTACCATCAGCCATGGGGGTATTCTCGTTAATTGGCCTCCTGCCTGGATTCCCCTCCATTTTTTCCTGTTCCGCAGTTTTCAAAAAATACCCCCTATCATATTAACAAAAGTGTAAAAAGTTAAGATCTTCTTAAACAGTCAAGAACGGTTTGTTCTAATGTGTATCCAAAGAGTTGTCCTCTTTTATTCCTATAATTATCATGACATTCTTTTACGGCCCACGCCTTGTCAACGAAGTCTTGTTTTTCTGAATCTGACTTTCTGCCCATACCGAAGTAAAAACCCTCTGGGTCATCAGTCTGCATGATTGCGTTAAAAGTAACCTTACCTGACTCTTCCTCAATGACCGACATAGCCAAGCCATGTTTATGGAGAAACTGCCGGTTAAGTTCCTGCAAAAAACCCTGGTCAACGAAATCTTTTAGGGTCATTATTTTTGATTCAACCATTTTAAAATTCTCCTAAGAAATAACTTTTTTGGTTGATTATTGCAAATTAATTAATAAGAAATCAGTCACATATACACTTAAAAATACTTCAGTTTTACTTCAAGACCCGCGCCAGCCCTGACGATCAGATTTTTATCTGAAATTTTGCGACGCGGGAAAATTTGC